TCCAAAGAGCTTGCTGCATTAATGCAATGAGCTAAGCGGGTAATAGGACGTGATTCATAACGATTGAAACTCATGTATTAAGCCTTTGTGTCGGTTGAACCAAAGCCGCCTTGGCCACGGTCAGTACGGGAGACAGAATCAACAAGCGTTAATTCTGGGGTAAATACTGGCACTAACGCAAATTGCAAAACACGGGCGCCTTTCTCCCAGGTAAATTCATCACCGGTTTTAGTATTTAAAAAGGCAAACCACTGTCCACGATAATCGGCGTCAATAACGCCTGCTGTGTTTTGCAGTTCTACGCCGTGCTTACTGCCGGCACCGGAGCGGGGCAATATAATGGCTATGTAGCCTTTGGGTATTTCAGACGCAAAGCCTAAAGGGACTTTAACAGGGGTAATACTCATTTCTGGAATACACCCCGCTTCTGGCATGTAGAGATCAAAAGCACCAGAATCTTCGGTGCCACGAGTGGGGATAATAAAATCTGAGTGAAGCGCTTGAATATTCATTAAAATGCTAACCTCGTTGGTTTTCCCTAGACTAGGGTTAATTAATTAAAGGGACGCTACTTATGAATGAAGAGAATACAGCGGATATTGATGTATCTGCCAAAAAACTTACCGACTGGAAGAACCCGCCAGAAGTAAGGGACCTTAAGCAAGATTTAACAGACGCCTATACTACGCACTCCACGCAAACCAGTAAGATACAAACCTGGCTTGATAACATGAATGTCGAGGGCGCTGCTAAAATTAAAGCAGAGAAGGGGCGGTCACAGGTACAGCCTAAGCTTATCCGTAAACAAGCAGAGTGGCGGTACGCAGCGTTAAGCGAACCCTTCCTTGATACAGATGAAGTGTTCAAGGTTAAGCCAGTTTCATGGGATGACCGTGAAGCAGCCCAGCAAAACCAAATCGTACTCAATAACCAGTTCAATACTAAGATTGATAAAGTGCTCTTTATTGATTCCTTTGTACGTGCAGCGGTGGACGAAGGTACCGTGATTGTCCGTGTGGGCTGGGATTACCAAGAGGAAGCCATTAAAGAACAGGCACCTATTATTGAACTAACCGTTAATCCCGAGATGGCGCAAATTCACGAAGAGCTTGCGCAGATGAAAGTAGAAGACCCCAACGCCTATGAACGGGAGGTTCCCGATGAACTCAAAGAAGCCCACGAAAGCTCAGTAGCCGAAGGTGTCCCGTATGAAGGAATCATTACCGGTTATGAAGAGGTTGATGGGGTTAAGGTATTAAAGAATGAACCTACCTTGGACGTTTGCCACTACGAAAATGTCGTTATTGATCCCACTTGCATGGGCGTCATAGAGGACGCGCAGTTTGTAATGTATCAGTTTGAATCCTCTTTATCGGAGTTAAAGCGCGATGCCAAATACAAGAATTTGGACCACATTAACCTACAGACCAGCAACATTCTTGGGGAGCCGGATTCCGGTCCTGACAACGGAGGGAGCTTTAACTTTAGTGACAAGCCCAGGCAGAAGTTTACGGTTCATGAGTATTGGGGATATTGGGATATTGATGGTAGTGGTTTGGTCAAGCCTATCGTGGCTAGTTGGGTAGGTGATGTGATGATACGGCTGGAAGAGAATCCTTTTCCAGATAAGCGCCCTCCTTTTGTTGCTGTTCCTTACCTGCCCGTGCGGCGCTCTGTGTACGGCGAGCCTGACGGTGAACTGCTAATTGATAACCAGCGGATTATCGGGGCCGTTACTCGGGGCATGATCGACATTATGGGTAACAGCGCGAATAGCCAGACAGGCTCGCGTAAAGATGCCCTGGACACTACCAACCGGCGGCGTTTCCGCGAGGGCAAGGACTACGAATTTAACGGTAACGTAGATCCAAGGCAGGCCTTTTACATGCACACCTACCCTGAAATTCCCACCAGTGCGCAATACATGGTGCAAAGCCAGAGTATGGAAGCGGAGTCGATGACCGGTGTTAAAGCCTTCAGTGGCGGGCTCTCAGGCAACGAGTTAGGTGACACGGCTACCGGTGTGCGCGGTGTATTGGACGCGGCCAGCAAGCGTGAACTGAATATCCTCCGACGCCTCTCTCAAGGGCTAATCAAGATCGGTCGCAAAATGATTGCGATGAACTCTGAGTTTCTATCGGAAAAAGAAATTGTCCGACTTACGAACGATGAGTTTGTGGAAATCCGCAGGGATGACCTGCCTGGCAATTTTGATCTGCGCCTAACGATTGCGACGGCTGAAGCGGACAACGCTAAGGCACAGGAGCTTTCTTTTGTACTACAGACCATTGGTCCTGACGAAGACCCCATTATGCGCCGGATGATCCTGGCCGACATTATGCGCCTGCGTAAGATGCCGGACATGGCCAAGAAGATTGAAGACTACAAGCCTGAGCCTGATCCCATGCAGCAAAAACTCCAAGAACTGGAGGTTGCTAAGTTGGAAGCAGAGATTGCTGAGATTCAATCCAAGACGCAAGAGAACATGGCAACGGCACAAGAGAAAGGTGCTAAAGCCGGTAACCTGGCCAGCGATACGGATAAGAAGAACCTGGACTTCGTGGAACAAGAGTCAGGCGTTAAACAAGAGCGTGACTTACAGAAGAGCGGAGAGCAGGCACGTAGCCAGGCAGAAGTTAAGAAGCTTGAGTACAAACTAAAGGCAGACGCAGAGCGACAATCTAACCTACGTAAGTACCTAGAAAAAGATGCAGGTTAAAAAAGACTGTTATAAGGTGCTTTGATTAATTCACTAAAACTAAATGAGTATTGACCATGAGCCAGCAAGCGATTGAAGAAATTGAAGTAAGCATTACCGAAGCGAAGAAAATGGTGTCATTGGGCAGTGCATTAGAACGGTTGCTTAATAACCGAGACTTTAAGCGTGTCATCTTAGAAGAGTATCTTGACCGTGAAGCGGTACGCCTTGTTCACCTTAAAGCTGATCACAACTCGCAAGATGAAGCTGCTCAGAAAGCCATCCTGTCCCAAATGGATGCTATTGGTTCGTTTACTAACTACTGCCGGAATATCACAGCGGGAGCCGAACGAGCTAAGCACGCTATTGAAGACGGTGAGAGTGAGTTAGATGGTTTGCGTCATGAGGGAGAAGCGTAATGGCGAATTCTACTGGACAAGAAGCAGCGCCATTAACCGACGACACTCTTGCGAGCATGTCGGATGAAGACTTTGCCAATCTTGACGTAGCTCACTTTGCCGAGGACGGCGGAGAAGAAGACGCTTCAACTGATGAAGTAACGGAGGATGAAAGCGGAGACGGTGGCGATGAAGCAGACACTGAAAAAAGCGAGTCAGACGATCAAGAGGATGACGCTGCTACTGATAACGATGCTGAAACCGATACCAGTGAAGACGCCGCTGAGTCTGATAGTGACACTGAGGAATCGGAAGGCGAAGAGTCTGAAACTGAAGAAGGTGAGTCAGATAAAGAAGCTGAAGCTGATACTCAGCCAGTGGACTACAAAGCTGAATATGAAAAGCTCCTGGCCCCGTTCAAGGCCAATGGAAAAGAAATTAAAATTGAAAACGTAGACGACGCTGTCCAACTAATGAAGATGGGCGCTAACTACAACAAGAAGATGACGGCACTAAAACCCAACTTGAAAGTACTTAAGCTTTTAGAGAATAATGGGTTACTTGGTGAAGACAAGTTGAGTTACTTAATTGACCTGGATAAGAAGAACCCAGATGCAATTAAACGACTTATTAAAGAAAGCGGTATCGACCCGTTAGACATTGATACCGAGGATAACGCAGAGTACCAACCCACCACGTATAAGGTTGACGACAGGGAACTGGAGCTAGACGAAGTGTTGGATAAGATCCAAGACTCACCGACTTACTCCAAAACAATTGGCGTTGTATCTAAGCAGTGGGATGGACCTAGTAAGAAGCTGGTTGCAGAACAGCCCCAACTATTGGAAGTCATTAACGACCACATGGCCAGTGGCGTTTATGACCGAATTAGCACTGAGGTAGAGAAGCAACGAATGCTTGGACGTTTGAGTGGTATGTCGGATCTGGAAGCCTATCGCTCCACTGGTGACGAACTTGATGCACACGGGGCCTTCAATGACCTGTTCCAAGGAACAGCACAGAAGCAACCACCTAAGCAGAAGACCGTCGTTAAGAAGCCGAAAGCAGAAGACCCGAAACGCGCAGACAAGAAGCGAGCAGCAAGCTCTACCCGTACAGCGCCAAACACCTCGATAGACTCGGACTTTAATCCGCTGTCTTTATCTGACGAGGAGTTTGAGAAGCTGGGAAATCAAAAGCTGATGTAACTAACTGACTAATAGGTAAATCCCATGGCTGCAGATACAAACCAAATCAAGTATAACGATCCGATTAATGGCTCCCCTTCTTCCATGAGTCCGCAAATGCGCGAATTCTATTGGCAGAAGAAGGCGCTTATGGAAGCCCGCAAGGAGCAGTACTTCACCCAGCTTGCTGACGTGAAGAACATGCCTAAGCACATGGGTAAAACCATGAAGGCGTACCATTTCTTGCCGCTGTTAGCCGATGAGAACATCAACGACCAGGGTATTGACGCTACGGGCGCTACCGTTGTCAACGGTAACCTGTACGGCTCCAGCAAAGACGTAGGCTCTATCCCCGGCAAAATGCCGTTGGTGTCGGAGACCGGTGGTCGCGTTAACCGTGTTGGTTTCAAGCGTAAAGAAATCGAAGGTTCTATTGCCAAGTTTGGTTTCTTCGACGAGTACACCCAGGAATCCCTGGATTTTGACTCTGATGACCAGCTGCTGGAGCACATCAACCGTGAAATGATCAACGGCGCGAACGAGATGACCGAGGATCTTCTGCAGATTGACCTGTTGAACGCAGCGGGCGTTGTAAAATACGCAGGTGCTGCGACGGCGAACCTGGAAGTCGATGCGACCTCGATTGTTGAGTATGGCGACTTGATGCGTCTATCCATTGACTTGGATAACAACCGCACGCCGAAGCACACCAAGGTCATTACCGGCACTCGCATGGTTGATACCAAGACTCTGCCTGGTGCCCGTGTGATGTACATTGGCTCAGAACTGCTTCCTACCATTCGTGCGATGAAAGACCTGCATGGTAACCCTGCGTTTATTCCGGTTCAGCACTATGCCGCTGCAGGAACTACCTTGAACGGC